TCTAACTGCTGATGGTCACACTGAATTAAATTCAACACTTAATGTTGATAGTAATACAACACTTGGTGCACAACTTACAGTAACTGGTAACTCCGAGTTCAACGGAACTGTAGATGTTGATGCAAACTTTGCAGTCAGATCAGGAACTACTGATAAGATGACTGTTGCATCTTCTACAGGTAACATAGCAACTGATGGAACTCTAGTTGTTGCAGGTCAAACAACTATCAATGATTCTCTAATCGTTCAAAGTGATAATGAAGTAGTCAATGTAAACAATGGTTCTGGAACAACTAAGTTCAGTATTGATACTGACAACGGTAATACAAATATTATTGGAACATTAACAGTTGGTGACGCTACTCAGATTAATGATACATTCGGAACATCTGGTGTTAACACCTTTACTGCAAACTCACAACAAACATTAACAGGATCTTATAGTGCTGATGGTGCTTTAAGACTTACTGGTGGTGCAGGTATTGGTAAAAACCTCGCTGTTGGTGAAGGATTAAGAGTATATGGTGGAACTGAACTTACAGGTGCTCTTGATCTTAATAGTAATGCTAATATTTCTGGAACTCTTGTTCAAGGTGGCATTGCTACATTCCAATCTAATGTTAATGTTATAGCAGGTAATGGTGGTGCTACTAAATTCACTGTAGCTTCTGCCTCTGGTAACACTGATATTCAAGGAACATTAGATGTTGCAGGTGACTTAACTGCTGCATCTGATCTTACAGTCACAGGAAATCTTACAGTCAATGGAACAACAACTACAGTTAACTCTACGGTCACAACTATCGATGACCCTATCATTACTGTTGGTGGTGACACAGCACCAGCGTCTAACGATGGTAAGGATCGCGGTGTTGAATTTCGTTATTACGATGGGTCTGCTAAAATTGGTTTCTTTGGTTTCGACAGATCATCATCCCAATTCGCATTCTTAACAAGTGCAAGTAATAGTTCAGAAGTTCTTTCTGGTACTGATGGTGCTCTAAGAGCTGGTTCTTTAAATCTTACTGGTTCTGGCACATCTCTTGATGTTGATGCTAATGCGAATATTGATGGCACACTCACAGTAGATGGTCAAATCACATCTCAGGTATCATCTGGACCTGCTCTTGTTATCCCAACAACAGATAAAATTAATAATCTTAACGCAGACTTACTAGATGGTGCTACAACTGCAACTGCTGCTACTGCATCTACAGTTGTTCTTCGTGATTCATCTGGTGACTTTGCTGCTAATCAAATCACTGCTGCTAGTGCTGCAGGTTCTGGTGCAGGTTTCTTAGGAAATGCATCTACTGCTGATGCATGGAAGACTGCTAGAACACTTACCATTAGCGGTGTTGTATCTGGTTCTGTAGTCATTGATGGAAGTGAAAATGAAACACTTACAACAACATTTGTTGATGGTGATATTACTGCACTTGCTGCAATGTCAGGAACTGGTTATGTCGTCCGAACTGCTGCTAACACTTATGCCCAAAGAACTCTCCAAGTCACCGCTTCCTCAGGAATTACCCTTACTAATGCTGATGGTGTTTCTGGTAATACTACAATTAACGTTGCTTCTGCGAGTACTAACTCTGCTAACAACCTCGTAATCAGAGACGCATCTGGTAACTTTGCTGCTGGAACAATTACTGCTGCCTTAACTGGTAACGTAACTGGAACAGTTTCAAGTATTGCAAACCATGATACTGATGCATTATCTGAAGGATCAACTAATCTTTACTTTACTAATGAGCGTGTTGACGATAGAGTTAATGCTCTTATCGTTGCTGGTACAGGTATCACTAGGGTTTATGATGATGCTGCCAACACATATACATTGACTGTAACTCAAGCAGACATTGATACTGACAATGTAACTGAAGGATCTTCAAATCTCTTTACTACTGCTGCTAGAACCAGAACTCATTTCACATATGGTAATGGTATTGCACTTGCAGGATCTGGTGAACTATCTGTAACACAGTCTCAAATTAATACTGATAACGTAACTGAAGGATCAACAAATCTCTTTACTACTGCTGCAAGAACAAGAACTCACTTTACATATGGAACTGGTATCACACATAGTTCTGGAACTTTATCAGTAACACAGTCAGATATTAATACTGATAATATTACTGAAGGTAGCACTAATGTATTCTTTACAAATGCTCGTGCTGATGCTAGAGCAGACTTGAAAGTTGCTGCTGCAACTGGTGCAAACCTTAATCTTGGATCTAAGTCTACTTCTGATCTTTCTGAAGGAACCAATCAATATTATACAGAAGCAAGAGTTCAAGCAAAACTTGACAATGCTTTCTCACAACTTAAAGCAATGTTAAATAATCTTGCTACTACAACTACGTTAACTCTTAACTTGTCAGGTGATCCTACACCTGGTGCTGTTGTAGCAACGACTGTTTCTAACGGTGGTGGAGGAGGATTCTCTGGTGCTACTGCTGTTGCAACCTCTGGTGGAACTGGATCTGGATTGACTGTTAACACAACAGTTGATGGTAATGGAAATATTACTGCTGCTGCGGTCAACGCAGGTGGTTCTGATTATCTAATCTCAGATACAGTTACAATTACAAACGCAAATGCAGGTAAAGCACTAACACTTAACTTAGCATCTATTGTTGGTGGAACTGGGTATGTTAGTGGAACTGGAATTGCAGTTACTGGAGGAGATGGATCTGGAATGACTGCTGATATTACAGCATCTTCTGGTGTTCTTACAAACATTGTTATCAATGCTGGTGGAACTGGATTCACTGCGGGTAATACTATAACTATTGTGAACGCAAACGCAACTAACGTTAAGACTTTAGGATCTATCGCGACTGCAGGTACTGGATACTCAGCATTGACAGGAGTTGCCACTTCTTCAAGTGGATCTGGAACTGGTGCAACCGTTGACCTTACTGTTGATGGAAGTGGTGCAGTTACAGCTGTTGCTCTTAACGCTGCAGGATCTGGATATGCTGCTGATGAAGTTCTAACTATCACAAATGCAAACGCATCTGGTGTTAAAACTTTTGGTGCTATCAGTGCTGCTGGTACTGGATATACTGAGGGAACTACAACTGGAGTTGCTACATCCTCTAGTGGATCTGGAACTGGATTAACAGTTGATGTTACTGCTAACGCATCTGGTAATGTAACTGGAGTCACTATTAATAATGATGGATCTGGATATGCAGCATCCGAAGTTATCACTATCTCAGGTGGTGGTGGAGATGCAACAATTCCAGTTTCTGAAATTCATGGAAACGGTGCTTCCATACCTGTTTCTGCGATTCATGGTAATGGTGCAACAGTTGATATTGCTACCGTTGCAACTAATGCAACTCTTGCTCTAAGTGACATTACCACCATGGAGGTGGGAGCGACCCTCACAGGAGCAACCAGTGGCACTACAGGGGTCATTACTGCTCTAGGCACTAATGCTATCACTGTTGATAATGTTGATGGATTCTTCAAGTCTGGAGAAGTCGTCGCTGCTAATGATGTTTCTGCCTTGACTATCACTTCATTCAGTTAATAAAAAATGTCTGCAACTAAACCAGCTTCTAAAACAGAACTAAAAGACTATGCCCTTCGTAGATTAGGATATCCTACGATAGACATTAACGTTGCTACAGAACAATTAGATGATCTAATTGAAGAAGCAATCGATTACTACCAAGAATACCATTACAATGGTAGTTACAAAACCTTTATGAGAATTGAGGTTACTGAGGCAATTAAAACTGCTGCACAAGAATTTTCTCAAGAGGGTTCTACTGCATGGTATGAAATGGATAATTATGTTTCATTACCACCAGGCACTTTAGGTGTTAATCATGTATATTCAATGATTGGTGCATCTAGTATAGTACCAGGAAATATATTTAATATTAAGTATCAGATATTTTTGAATGATATCTATGCAATGACGCATGGACATATTCTACATTACTTTATGACTTCGCAATATCTTGAGACATTAGATTGGGTTACTAATTCTCAAATGAATCGTAGAGTAAGATTTAATGAACATCAAGGTAGATTGTATCTTGATATGGATTGGGGAGATTTAAAAGCTGGTGATTTCTTATTAGTTGAAATGTCTTTCAGACAAGATCCAACTACATATACCAGTATGTTTAATGATAACTGGTTGAAAGATTATGTTGAAGCATTATTCATGCAACAGTGGGGAAGAAACCTAAGTAAATATGATGGCATTCAAATGTTAGGTGGTGTTACACTTAATGGTCGTCAAATTTTAGAAGATGCTTCTAAATTTAAAACAGATTTAGAGGAGACTCTTCGTTCAACTTATGAACTTCCACCTTTAGACTTAGTAGGTTAATTACTAATGGCAATCTCCAATACACCAGCACAAGATTACGTCCAAAGTGATTATTCTAATAGTGCGAGACTTAATATTAATGGGTCTCCACAAGAACAAAAGTTCATTGAAAATCTTATTGTAGAAACTATTGAAATTTATGGGCAAGATATTTACTATGTTCCGAGAACGATTGTCAACAGGGATACAGTCCTTGGAGAAGACGCGGATTCGCAATTTGACAGTGCAAAAGCAATTCGAGCATATGTCAATAATGTTGAAGGATGGGAAGGACAAGGTGAGTTACTTAGCAAATTTGGAGTACGTATCGAAGACAAGACAACTTTTATTTTCTCCCGTGAAAAATTTAAAGAAAAGGTTGACGACTCTACAGTTCTTAATGTCGAAGGACGACCCAACGAAGGGGACTTAATTTGGTTTCCTGTAACAAAACATCTATTTGAAATTAAATTTGTAGAAGCAGAAAAACCATTTTATCAATTAGGAAAAGGTTATGTTTGGGAATGTCAGTGTGAACTCTTTGAATACAGCGACGAGGATCTCGACACAGGAATCGCAGAGATTGATGCAATCGAAACTGCCTTTGCTAATGCTATTACAGTTAACTTTGCTACTGGAGGGTCTGGTGATTTCACAGTTGGTGAGATTGTTGCTGGAGGCACATCTAATGTAACTGCTGAAGTCAAGGCATGGGATTCTGGTACACGACAATTACAAGTCTTTAACAGAAGCGGTATCTTTACTATTCCTGAGACTGTCACAGGACAGACCTCAGGTGCTGCATGGACATCCGCATCTTACAATACACT